GCCGAACCTGCGCGCCGTGGTCGGCTTCCTCTCCGACAACGCAGCCAGCGTCCCGTGGAAGGTCTACGACCGCGTGGGCGACGGCGACCGCAGACGCGTGACGGACAGCCCGGCCGCGCTTCTGCTTTCGAGGCCGAACGAGCACGTGACCGCCTTCGAGTGGCGCCGCTCGCTGTTCAGCGACCTCTACCTGTACGACCTGCACCTCTCCATCGTCGTGCCCGACGCCGGCTCGCCGAGCGGCTGGGCCATGTGGCGCGTCCCGCCAGAGTGGGTGGACGGCTACGTTGGCGGCACGCTGTGGGCGCCGGAGTCGTTCGTCGTCGACACGCCCAGATCGGGACGCGTCGAGCTTCCGCGCGAGCGGTGCCTGTGGCTGCACGGCTACGACCCGAGCGACCCGATGCGCCAGACCAGCCCGGTCGAGGCGCTGCGCGACCTTCTCGGCGAGCAGGTGGAGTCCGCCCACTTCCGCCGCCAGATGTGGCAGCGCGGCGGGCGCTTCAACGCGTACCTCACGCGCCCGAAGGACGTGGAGCGGTGGACCGACGAGGCGTTCGAGCGCTTCAAGCAGTCCTGGAACGACAGCTGGGCGGGCCGCGACGGCTCCGACGCCGGTGCCATGCCAATCCTCGAGGACGGCATGGAGATTCGGCAGGTGCAGTTCAACGCCAAGGACGCCGAGTGGTCGGAGGCCAAGCGCCTCGGACGCGAGGACGTCGCTGGCGTCTACCACGTCAACCCGGCGCTCATCTGGCCCGGCAGCGGCCAGACCTACGCGAGCGCCAAGGAGAACGCCCGCGCGCTCTACAACGACACGCTCGCGCCGAAGCTCATGGAGGCCACCGACAAGGCCAACGCGCTGCTGCTGCCCATGGTCGGCGAGGACCCGCGGCACTACGTTGAGTACGACCTGTCAGTCAAGCTCCAGGGCAGCTTCGAGGAGCGCGCCGCTGTGCTCCAGTCCGCCGTCGGCGGGCCGTGGATGACCCGCGACGAGGCGCGCGCGCAGTTCAACCTCCCGCACATCGACGGCGCGGACGAGCTGATCGTCCCGCTCAACGTCGTCGAGGGCGGGCTCGCGTCCCCGCGCGACACCGACCCGACGGTCGAGCGGCTCAACGCGTCCGAGCCGGACCGCAAGTGCTCGTGCGCCCACGACAAGGGCGAGGGGCACGTGATCAGCTACAAGGCCGAGGCGCCCGACGAGGACACCGCGTCGGCGGTCGAGACGTTCCGTAGGTTCTTCGAGCGTCAGGCGCGCAGCGTGCTTCCGAGGATAAGCGCGGCGAAGAAGGTCGGGACGCTCACGAAGGACGATGACTCGTGGTGGGACGTCACCCGCTGGAACGCAGAGCTCGAGGCGGACCTGTTCGAGATCACCCGCACCATGAGCGACGCGGCGGCGCATCGCGCACTCAGGGCCATGGGCGTGCCGGAGGACATGTACAGCCTGGACGACGCGGCAGAGTTCCTGCGCTCCATGTGCCAGCAGCGGGCCGTGTGGGTCAACGAGACGACCCGCAGGGAGCTTGAGCGCGCGCTCGAGCTTCAGGCGGCAGGGGCCGACGGAATGATGGCCACGCCGGAGGGCGTCTTCGAGAACGCCACCAAGAACCGCAGCGAGAGCGCGGGCAACGCGTTCGCGACGGCGGTGGACGGCTGGAGCACGCTGGAGGCGTGCCGCCAGTCGGGCATCGAGCACGTCATGAAGCAGTGGGTGGTCACCAGCTCCAACCCGCGCAAGTCGCATGCCGCCATGAACGGCCAGACGGTCCCCATCGAGGAGAAGTTCGGCAACGGCATGGACTGGCCCGGCGACTGGGCTGGAGGTCCCGACGAGGTGTGCGGATGCCAGTGCACCATCACGGTGAGCAGGACAATCTAGCCGCACGGCAACTGCAGGCCATCGCCCCGGAAGGGGCTTTTTTGTTAGCTAAGGAGGCCAGACATGGCCAAGTTCAAGAGCGCCGACTTCGCCGCCGAGATGCCGACCGACGGCACCGTCGAGGGCTACGCGGCGACCTTCGACCGCGAGCCTGACAGCTATGGCGACGTCATCGCCAAGGGCGCGTTCGCGCGCACCCTCTCCGAGTGGTCGCAGAAGGGGCAGCCCATCCCGCTGCTCTACGGCCACAACACCGACGACCCCGAGCTGAACATCGGCAGGGTGACCGAGGCGTACGAGGACGAGCGCGGGCTGCACGTGCGCGCCGAGTTCGACGCCGACAACCCGAAGGCGCAGTACGTCCGCAAGCTGGCCAAGGAGGGCCGCCTCTACCAGTTCAGCTTCGCCTACAGCGTCCGCGACGCCGCAGAGACGCAGCTGGACGACGGCGCGAAGGCGTACGAGCTGCGCGACCTCGACCTCTACGAGGTCAGCCTCGTTCAGATTCCAGCCAACCAGCACGCCGTGGTCACCGGCATCAAGAGCGGCCGCCGCAACAGCAAGGCGGACGCCGACGAGCTGCGCCAGATCCGCGCGCTCGCCGCGCAGATAACCCAAGCCATCAACGGCCTTCTGGCCGATGAGGACGAGCAGGACGAGCCCGAGGACGGGCCGGAGCCCGAGGCCAACGCGGAGGAGCCGGAGACGGCCAACGCGGAGGAGCCGACGGCGACGGAGGACGACGGCACGGACCAGCTCGGTCAGGCGAAAGCCTACGCACAAGCAATCCTGAACGCATTGGAGATTTAGCCATGAACAAGCTCATGCAGCAGCTCGAGGACGCCAAGCACGCCCTCACCGAGGCCATGGACGGCACCGACGCCGAGGCCATCAAGTCCGCCACCGACGCCGTCAAGGCCGCCCAGGCCGCCGTCGACGCCGCCAAGGAGGGCGACGCCCTCATCAAGTCCTTCGGCAATTCCGAGGGCAAGGCCGACGTCAAGGGCGCCAGCACGCTCGGCGAGTTCGCCGCCAAGAACCTCGACCTCACCGCCATGCGCATCGGCGCGGCCCAGTCCGCCGGCACCGGCTTCTTCAAGGCCGCGACCGACCCGCACACCTCCCAGCAGATGCTCGTCGTCGACCAGAACGTCGTCGACATCACGTCCGCCCGCGAGCTGGCCATCCGCTCCCTGTTCGGCTCCGAGTCCATCAGCGGCAACGCCCTGAAGTACTTCATCCTCGGCGCCAAGGAGGCCGTCTCCGGCGGTGCCCCCGCGTCCGTCTCCGAGAACGGCGCCAAGCCGCAGTTCCACATCCCCGTCAGCTCCGCCACCGCCACGCTCGGCAAGATCGCGGGCTGGTACTACGAGACCGACGAGCTGCTCGAGGACAACGCCTTCCTGCGCAGCTCCATCGACAACCGCGGCCTGTTCGAGCTGGACCTCGCCATCGAGACCTACCTCATGACCACCCTGCTCGGCACCAGCGGCCTCGGCTCCGCGACCTACGCCCACGGCGGCAACGTCTCCGCGGACGACATCTTCGCGGCCATGATGACCGTCAAGGGCGCCAGCAACTACAACGCCGACGCCATCGTCATCAACCCCACCGACTACCAGCGCCTGCGCCTCGCCAAGGACAACAGCGGCGCCGGTCAGTACTACGGCGGCGGCTACTTCTACGGCCCGTACGGCAACGGCCAGGTCGCCCAGCAGCCCGGCCTCTGGGGCATCAACACCGTCGTCACGTCCAGCATCGCCGCTGGCACCGTGCTCGTCGGCAACTTCAAGCAGGGCGCCTCGGTCATCACCAAGGCTGGCGGCGGCCAGCGCGTCGAGATCGTCACCGGCGACCACGACGACCGCACGCACAACCGCATCACGGTCATCGTCGAGGAGCGTCTGGCCCTCGCCACCCGCGTCCCGTCCGCGTTCGTCAAGATCACCGAGGCGGCTTCCTAAGATGGCGCTCCGCATCTACCGCTCGCCCGAGGGCTTCACGTTCCAGTACGAGGAGGGCACGCAGCCAGCGGGCTACGTCCCCGTGACCAATGGGAAGCCCAAGGCCGCGCCCAAGCGGCGCACTGCGGCGAACAAGGCCAAGACGGCCCAGAACAAGTAAGGGGAGGGGCGGCATGGAATACCATCTCACGCCTTGGGGCTACGAGGTCTACGGCGACCTGCCGCCCCTCATCACAGACGTCGACTTCAACTTCGCGACCGGCGACCGCTGGGCGAGCGACCCGCGCGTCATGCCCGCCATCATGGCCGCGAGCGCCGCGGTGCGCGACGCGTGCGGCTGGCACGTCTCTCCGAACCTCAGGTGCCGTGCCGTGGTGGACGGCGACGGCTCGCGCAGCCTGTGGCTGCCGACCACCTGCATGACGTCGCTCGACTCGCTCGACGTGTCGGGCATCGAGGACGACGGAGCGCAGTGGTCGCGGCTCGGTCGCGTCATACCGTCCGTGCCGGTGCCGCACAGGCTCCGCGCGGCGACGATCGAGTACCACGCCGGAATCTGCGTCCCGTCGAACGTCATAGCGCTCGTCGCCGGAATCGTCGTGCGCAGCATCGCGCTGTCGTACGGCATCGCGTCAGAGAGCGCGGGCGGCGTCTCCGTAAGCTACGCGACGACATCGCACGGCGGCTCGCCCACCGTGACGCTTACCGGCATCGAGCTGGCGCAGCTCGCCGCCCTGAAGGCGGTGAGGTCGCATGCTACCTAGCTGGTGCCGCGACACGGTCACCGTGACCCGCCCGGCGTGGGTGGCGTCGC